TTCTGAATTGTCCTGTGATTTGTGATGGTTTATATCTGTATTCGGCGTATCGTTCTTGGTATCCGAATACTAGGTCGTCGTTTGCGTCTGCTTGGGCGTAGATTTCTTTGTTTAGTACTGTTTGCTCTCCAATGTGAGATAGTGCTGGCCAGTAGAAGTCATATCTTGAACTTCTGCTGAACATTCTGTTTAGGCCTTGTTGATAGTTTAGGTCTGCTCGGACCATTATTAGTCCGATTATTAGGCTGTGTTCTGTGAATGATTTTGTGAAGCCGGGTCCGCTCATATGTACGGTTCCGACTGCTGCCAGATTTCCTTGTGGTGTGGGTTCTGTGTCTGTGCTTGAAGTTTGTGCTATTGGTGATACGTTTACTGGTACGCTGCCGCCGCCGAGGTATTCGGGGCGTTGTAGTCTTGCGTCTGGTGATGTTACTCCGAAGTGTGCGTGTATGAGTTCTGTGTATCGTGTTCCGCCGCGTGCGTCTCGTTCAAGGATTTTTTGGATTTGGAAGGCTTGTCTTATGACGTTTATGCTTGCTGCTGTTGCTGCGCTTAGGTCGGCTGTTGCGACGAATGTCGCTGTGTCTACGGTTATGTCTGGTCGTCCACCCGATCCGGGTGTGGCTATTTTGAAGCCTATGTCTTCTGCTGAGTTGGCTTGTGTGGCGACGAGGTATGCGCTTACGGCGGGGTTTATGTTCCCGCTGATATTGTCTCTGTAGTTTGTTGCGCTGTCGTAGTTGTCTGTGTCTCCCTTGAAGCCGATGCCTCTGACTTTGCCGGTGACGAGGGTAACTGGTGCGGTGCCGCCTACGGGCATCGTGACGGCTGGTCCTTTTTGCGGCCATGGTAGTGCGCTGGTGAAGTAGTCGTGTCTTTTGCCGCGTTTAAGTAGTACGTAGTCTGTGGGGCTGTCTGGTCCGTCGTCTTTGTCGACTACTACGCTGTCTTGGAGGTTTTGATCTCGGAACCATTGGTTCCAGATTAGGTTATATGCTCTGTGGTATAGGCTCATATGTACGAGGCCGGCTATGCCGGTTGGTATTCCGAAGTAGTCGTGTAGTGAGCCGACTAGATAGCCGGTTACGGCTGTGGAGGTCATGGTTGGTACGAGGTAGTCTGTGCTGTCCTCGGGGTTGTCTTGTTCGCCCATGAATTTTTGGAAGTTGTCCCACACTAATCTTAGTGGGACGGCGAAGAAGAATACGTCCATGAATAGGTTATCCATGACCGGGTGTAGTGGTGTCGCCATTCTGGCGAATGCGTTTAGGTTTAGATTGAATGTGTCTCCGGGGAGTGCCTCGTCTACGTATATTGGTACGAGGTAGCCGGAGTTGAATGTGGTTTTATAGCCGTGCGATCGATCGAATGACGATCGCGGTATGTCGGCGTGTGGTACTTGTGAGAATTGGTGTATCATGACTGATTGTGGCATGTGTTTGTTTCCTAGATGTGGTAGGGGCCGGGTTGCACCGGCCCCAGGTATCTGATTTGGTGTAGGTCAATCTAGTTGACCTATCCTTTTATGTCCACCATTTTGCCGAGGGCGCTTGTGATGGCGCCGAGTTCTTGTTGTAGTGCTTCTTTGATTACTGGGTTTGTTGCGGAGTTTATTCCGCGTCTTAGTGAGGCGCATTTCGTTTCGAATGCGCTGGTGATGATTTCTTTTGGTAGGTCGACGCGTGTTGCCATTTTAGTCTCCTTTCTGGAGGGTTATGTCTTTTGCGGCGAGTATTAGTGTTGCTGTCTCGCCGGTTAGGACGCCGTTGGCGTCGTTGAATTCGCCTAGTCTGAATAGGGCGAATTGTGTTTCGTTGCCTTTTATGTTTCCGTGTCCTTTTACTACGCTGTCTGTGAACATGCGTTTTGCTTCGTTGTCTGTTCTTGCTGTGAAGATTGGTAGGAATGCTTCTATTGCGTAGTCTCTTATTGCGTAGATGCGTAGGTTCATATTGTTTGTCTCCGTAGGTTGAGTTTTGCGTGTTGGACTTGTTCTCTTACTTTGCGACGCTCGGGTGTATTGTTTTTTAGATGTTTCATCGCTGTCCGGCGTCGTTTCTTTTTTAGCATTTGTAGTTTTTCGTTGTCAAGTATTTCGTATTTTGTATCATAGTATTTTGGTGGCCTTACTTCTTGGCCTCTCATCACGACTTTGTCGTGCGTGTAGGTTTGTTTGTGGAACTTTTCTATCCATGCCGAGCCGACTCCGGGTCGTCGGCTCATTCGGCTGAATTCTGGGTGTCTGCCGTTGTAGTGTTGTTCTGCTAGTTCTCCTGTTATTTTTTTGACGACGTATCTTGCGACGTATGCGGCGCTTTCGAATGTGACCGCTCCGATTGTATGATTTCCGTCGCTCCGTAGCTTTGCGAGTTTTGCGCTGGTGTACAATCGTTCGCCGGTAGGCGTGGTTTTGTATAGTCGCATGTCGTCAAATGATGTGTTGAACAGGATGGCATGGTAGTGTGGTCGTTGTGTTAGTGTTCCGTATTCCCCGGACGCGTAGAAGCGTATTCCGGGGCCTTGTGCTTTGCGTAGTCTTTTGAGAAATAGTTGTAAGTCCGTAGGGACAAGTGTCCCGCCCGGTGGTATGTTGTTTTCGTCGTATGTTAGTGTGACAAATGCGTTTTGGTCGTGTAGTTGTGCTTCGTGTACGCATCTCATTGCCCACTGTCTCGATTTCTCGAGTTTGCATCCGATGCATTGCCCGCAGGGCAAGTTTAATTGTATTCCTGTATTTGCATGTGTTGGGTTGAACGTCAACGGGCGTTTGCCGTTTTCGTTCATTTCTTTGCTGTAGTATGCTGTTATTGGTGAGTAGCATGGCATGTATGTCTCCTATGTGGTTGCGGCGGGGTTGCCCCCGCCGCTTTTGTTTTTAGAGGCGTATGCCGCCACGCATTGGCGTGGTTCGTGGTAGGTTTGTTCGGTGTGTTTTTCCGGCTGTTGCCGAGAAGTATTTCTCGGAGCCGTTTTGTGTCATTTTGTGTCGTTTTGCCATGGCTATGATCCTTCTGGTTTTGGCGGTGTTGGCGGTGCTACTGGTTTTTGTGTTACGGTTGTGTCGATTGGTGTGTAGGTGATTGTTCCGCAGCCTGCTATGGTGGTTAGGATTACTACGGTGATTGCTACTGTTATTGCTGCGGATATTAAGGCGAGTATTTCGGCTTGTTTGTTCATGGTTTTGTTCCTGGTGTTTCAGCACAGTTCTTCCTTGGTGTAACTGTGCTGAGTGACACCTTTGGGGTCACTTTTTGCTTGTCTTTTTTTCCCCAGTATCCGGCTCGTCTGCCGGCTGGGGGTTGACTATCTCGACGCGCTGGGGAGCCGCGGGAGTGGGCTCCGGGGGTGCGAGCCCCCATTTCCTTAGCTGCTCGAGATTTTCTTTCTGTACGGCGAAATTGGCGAATTTCACCGGGTTGTTGTCGAATTCTTTTCGGACGTTTGCTGGTAGTGTCATGAAGGCCGTGTTTGCGGCGCTTATGATGTGTAGTGATGTTTGTAGATCGGGCAGGTTTGCCAGATCGAGGTATTGCGGTGTCTTGTTTTGTTGTGGTAACAGTCCGGTTTGCGTGAACTGTTTTATGATGTTGTTTATATCGCATTCTTTTGCGAATTCTTGTCGTGTTTTTGACGGTAGTTTGAAGTTTAGCCGCACTGGTTTGTGCGGTATTCTGGTGCTGCGTAGCAGCCTTTCTTTAAGTGTTGTTGCCATGTTAGTTACCTGTTGGTCTGATGTGGATGTTTCCTCGTGAGAGGAATGGGTTTAGTTCTCTTAGTGACGTTCCGATTGTGCGGAGTATTCGTCCGCCGGGTGTTGCGTAGAATTCTTCGTCACTTTTTGCTGCTGCTGCGTCTCGGATTGCTACTCCGAGTGTTTGGTCGAGTATTTTTGTATTAGCATTTATGTTAGCCGTTGTCGAGCCTATGCGGGCTCGTTCGGCTATGAGGTTTTTGTTAGTCTCGTTAATGTTTTTGTTGGTTGCTTCTAGGTTTTCTATGTCGGCTGATAGCCTTTTTGCTTGCATTGCTGTTGAGACTGTTGGTGTTAGTATGTCTTGTGCCGGTTCGATTGAACCGGATGGTGTTGAGGCTCCGCCTTGTTGATATGCTAGCATTGGATTGAGTCCTGCTGCTTTCATATCTTTCATTGCTCGTTGGTATGCTGTTGACGACATGCGTTCTTGGAATTCCATTTGTTGGTTTATTCGTCTGTCGTCGGTCATTTGTTTGAAGAAGCCACCTGCTAAGCTGGCTCCTGCTGATAGGAGTTCTCCCCACATGTTGCACCTTTAGAAGTGGTCTATTAGTCCGGGTACGCTGTACACCGGCATTGGTCTGGCGCATTTTAGTGTGATGTAACTATCGTATAGGAATTCTGGTTCCGATGGTA